TAGATACACCTAACTGACCACCAAGCTCACCAATCTGATTTAATTGTTGTGTAGCAATAGGTATTTCTGTAGCGAGTTTTCTTACTGATAAAGCTAATTTATCAAAGTCAGCATCACTAGCGTTAACTGTTTTCTTTATACCAGCGAATGAATCTTCAAATTTAGAAGCAGCACCTACTGTGACTAACATAGCTGTTCCTAAACCAACTATAGCTCCTACAGCAGCTCCAACTCCTGCCGCAGCCATAGCTCTACCTGTAGATGAATAAAAAGCACCAATAGTTTTGGTAAGGTCACTCATCTGTTCTTTTACGGCTTTATTTGCACCGTCTATATCTACTTTAAGGGATAAAACTAAAGGCTCTACACCAGAACTTTTTTTAGCCAAAGGAACCTCCAGATTGGTTCATCATATCCTCTAAAGATATTTTATTTCTCACTTTATTTTGCCTTCTATGTTGTTGTTGTAAAGCTTCTTTAACTTTAGATGTATTTTTTCTATCTTTTTTAACAAGTTTTCCTTCTTCAGTAACTTCTAATTGTCTGTTTTGAAGTATTCTAAAAAATATTGATATATCTTGTGGCATATAAGCAACTAATCGTATGAATTTAGGCCACCTTACATCTAAAGGTTCTTCTATATGATAAAAACGGAGGAAATCTGACTCAATCGGACCCCAGAGTTCAATTATGTCTTCGTAGGTCCAATTTATTTTGGGGAGTCTTCGTCTCCCTCAGAGTCTTCAACTTCTCCTACTACTTCTGTACCGGCTACTTGTAGACCGTATTGTTCTAGTAAATAAGTAAGTAAGTCGTTCATTTGGTCCCATGTGATACCATCCTCTAGCATCTGGTCAAAATTATCTTGTCCAACCAATGATGCAATCCATTCTGGAATCATATCTACTGGAACTGATTCTTCTCCTGCGTATCTCATCTGTGCAAGAACTGTTCTCGCAGGTAAAGTAGCAGGTAAATCGTATGTTTTTCCTGCTACCTTAATCTGCAATTTTTCTTTTTTGTCGGCTTTATAAGCCTCGTCAAAGTCTTTTACCACTATCGTAATCTCCTATCTTTAACTATTTTAGTTAATATCTAATTCGTTACTGTCGTTTCTATTCTCGACAACTTTGAACAAGTAATATGAACCACCAGAAGAACCAACATTTAAAGTTGTGTCTGGAACAAGAACTTTAAATTCTGTTGCCAAAGTCACTTTATTAGGTGCCTTCTGATGAGCCATTGCGAAAGAACCAGTATTCACTGCTCGTGGAATCTGAAATTGTCTATCGCTACCTGCTTGTCCATCAGTATGTAGTACAAGAGCATACTCTGTAAAGGAATCTGTTAATGGTGGAAGATACTCAAAGTATCCGACAGCATAACTACCAGAACCATTGTCTGTTGTTGTACCGCCACCCATTGCGACTTCTAAGTTAGAGAGAGAAGCTTGCGCTAATTCTCCTGTGAGTCTTACTTCTTGTGCTGATTTAAGTGTCTTGATAGGGTCTAATTCTTCTGCGACCATTACATCTTCAAAAGTTTTATCAACTTCTAATGTCCAGCCATCTTCAGAATATCCAACTTCATCCCAAGCTGGGGACATGCCTGTGGCATCTTCCCATGCTCCAGAGTTATCGCCTGGAAAGGCGAGTGAAGCTGTTGTCCTATCTTTAATATAGAGAACGCCTGTACCTATTAATACTTCAGATATTGTTCCTGTTGTATTAAAGCTCATTTGTTATCTCCTAACATATCTTATACTTATACTTATCAGCAGAGCTCTGCCGACTTTATAAAAAGTCGATTCTGCTTTGCCGGTTACTCTTCTTCAGCAATAAAGAAGTCTTCCACTACCTCTTCAACAGATTCATTGTCTTCCTCTGTTGAATTGTCGATTGGTTCTTCCTCAACAACATCGTCATCTGCAATCAATACAGGTATGCGCTGCCCGCCTTGATTGAACTTGTTATCCTTGAGGCGCTCCCAAGTTTCGACCGGTATTTCTACCCATTCACCTTTGAAAACAATACCGCTAATAGTATCTCTAACAACGCTCTTGTTTAGCAAAGGATTCATTTTAACTTTTATTTTTTTGTTACTCATATCAATCTAGTCCTCGATAATACATACTTAATGATAGCTCATAATGTCCTAATCCAGTTTCAGTCTCCTCAATTCGACTAGGCATTTCTGGTATATCAAATCCATAAATCACTGCTTTTGTTGAAGTTGTTGAAGTGTGTACAATAGTTTTTCCAGTTTTAAAAGCAGCTTCAGCTACAGCATTTGCTAATTCTAAAGCAGTTGCATAGTCTGGTTGTGAACCGGAGCCAGAACCCCATCTTCCGGCAAAAGCATTTACATTTATAACTATGTTTCCTATAGAGGCATCACCTTGTGGACTTAACATTGTTCCACCGGCAACAAAAAATGTTAGGAATGGTAAATCTGCGTTTCTAGGTAATCTTGTAGCAATTCGTGTTCCACAAACATTTGTAATAACTGGTGTGTTCACAGCCCACTCTCTAAAGATAATTTCTCCATCTGGTGGAAATTTCATTGCTTGATGTGGATGCACACCTACTTTTTTTATACCCATTGTGAGAGTATTATATCATTGAATTTAGAAGTCACCTATTTCTTTAAGTAGTGTCTGAATGTCTAAATCTGAAAATATATTTTTAGCTAGTTTTTGTTGTTTAGTCTGCTCTATGCGTCTTTGTTTATCTGCCTTAACAGTACCTCTTTTTCTTCGCAGATTAACCTTTGCACTTCTTCCTTCTGGAGATAACTTAACACTGAAGTCATACACTTTATCTAAGTATTCAGCTCGTCTATGTGATGACTTAACATTACCTTGTGAAGTATTATATTGTTTAAATAATCTAGCATATCGTTCAGCATCATCACGATTTCTTTCATCACTAACTCTACTTCTACCCGGAACATTTCTTATTGCTTTTTCTATTTTATCTACTACTCCTTTATTAAAAGATGAGGTAAGACCACCATTTCTAACATAAACATCTGCTGCTTTTTTAAGAACAGCGGCAGAGTCTCCTTGTCTTGTACGAAAGCCAAAAGAAAATGCAAATTCTTCTGGTATTTGTTTTACACCTATTGCATCTGATAGTTCTTTAGAATAAAATCCTCCATGAGACATTTCAACTCGTGGACCAGGTATTTTTTGGTCCATAAAGTTTAACTGTCTTGCACCTTGTCCTCTATCAAATTGTAAAGCTCGTCTAAACTGTTGATTAGAAGTTTTATTAGTAAATTTATCTGCATAACCTATCTTTTTAGATTTTGCTGTTTTTCTTTTAGCTCCCTTTAACCAATCCCCATAATATCTTGACGCTGGGCTTGTTAGCATTGCTTGCTGAACCATAACTTTTTTACTAGCAGTCATTGCAGCTTTTTCCGCAGCTCTATGAACAAAAAAGGTTGGTTGAATAAAATGATTATGTGGAATGTAACTATCTAAAGGTTGACCAGTTTCTTTCATAATTTTATTTCGTTTATCTACATCTGTTACATCTCTTAACTTTTGTGCATAAATAGGATTTCCATCTTTGTCTCTATTTAAGGCATGCTTTCCTTTCATTTTAGATGGGTACATAACTGGTATATCTCCACCATATTCAACTGCCCATATCCAAGGAAATCCTCTCATGTCTCCACCTATTGCAACTTCTCCATAGAAAAAATGGTCAACTCTAGTACCTTTAGTTGCTCTTACATTTTGTAAATTAACACTGTTTAATAAAAACTGTCTTGCTAGTCCTGGTTGCTTAAAACCAAATATGTCTCTAAATTCTTTTTTCCCTTTATCATTTCTATAAGCTATACTCATTTTATTCCAAGCTTCTACATCATTCATTAATTTAGTATCAAGTTTATTTTCAAATCCTCTTTTACCTATTAAATACTGTCCCGAAGATACATCTGGAGCCATAGCTAATATATTTCTGTAAGCTGTTAATAAAATTTTTTGAGCTTCTTTTTGTACATCAACATTTTTTCTAATAGCCCAGTTTGTTTTAGCACCGTCAACTTTACCAGTAGCAGTAGTTTTATTAGTTAACTTGGAAATTGCATTGTCTATAGGGTTTCTTTTACTTAACTGTTTACCTAATTGAATACGCATAGCACGAGAAGCTAATGGTCCAAGAGATGAACCTAATCCAAAACTTCCAAAAGGTCTTGCAACAGCATCTATTGCTCTACCAGAAAGAGAACCAGAAGCAATACGAAGAGTTCTACCAAATTGTTGCTTTACTAAACTTCTATTAGGGTCTTTATTTTTATTAAAAAAGGCATCTAAGTTACCTAACCAACGAGCTACGGGATATGCTAAATTTCTTTGATTTGCTAAACCTTGGGCTATTCTTGTTCCGGCTAATCCGGGTACAACTCGTGCGGTACCGGCAGCTTTACCGTATCTATATAAAGCAGTTCTAAATACATCTGGAGCATTTGAACCGGATTTTTGTCTTTCTTCGCGTTTTTTAGAATTATAAACTTGACCCATTATTTAGCTACGAATGTTTGAAGCATCTTATAACACTCTACTCCATATCTATCTAACAAAGGTTGAACAAATGTAATTTCATGATAGTTACTACCTCTTTTAAGTCTATCTCCGGGAGTAACTGATATACCTTTTTCTATAAATACATTAAAAGATTCAACTGTAGTATTTCTACCTTCTCTATCTTCTTCTGCACCTAAAGATTCAAATTTACATTTAACATTTGTATATGTATCTGCCCAGCTAGCACTAGGTAAACCTCGTTCGTCAACAGTGGTGTCCGAAACGGTTTGTATAGTTGCTGTTTCTGGTAAAAATCTATGTGGTATAGGCATACCTTAACTTTACATCAGAAATTTATAAAAATTGGTTTAGTAAATCACTCATCATAAACTCTTTATACACAATGCTATATAACATTGCATTCTTACCTAATAAGTGTGGGTTGTGACCTAACTGAGTACTGTAGTCTTTTATTATTGTTATAATTTCTAAAATTACAGTATCATAAATTTTAAGAATTTCATCAAAGTCTTTAGACCATCTTGCACTTCTATCTGGGTTAAATATAACAAAAGAACGAAAACCATTAAGTAGTACACATAAAACTGCTTCATGTAATTTATAATCTAATTTTTTATCTAATATCTCTAAGCTATAAGCTTTTTGTTTATACTTAGTTGTAAGACCTAAACTATTTAAACTTCCTCTTTTATTTGGCCACAATTCTTGTGTCTTAAAATTAATATAATCATGCAAGTAAAGTATGTCTTTAACTAAAGGTCCAAATTGAGCAAAGCTAGAAGGATTTTTTTTGTATACTTCTTTTACCTTTTGCTTATTCCAATATGAGTCTGTTGGTTGATTGCTAACATCTGCGTCATAGTAGTTATTTCTTAAAAGATTTATATAACATAATACATCTATTAAATCTATTTTGTCTTTGTAATCAGTTTGTTCAACAATTTCTTCAAGCCAATACAATTCTTTTTTGGTTAAATTAACTTTATTGTCTAGAGAAATTTTGCTATCAAGAGATTCTGTCATGTTGTCACTTATATTTGTATTTTCTAGTACATGTATTTCTACTTTTACATAAGAGTGTTTAGAAATCTCTTCAGTAGTAAGTTCATTTATAGCTAAGTATAAATTAGCTCCATCAACAATTCCCTCATTTGCTAAATTTGTAATATTAAAAGCTACTCTTTGTCCTGTGTCTGATATTTCAACATCTTTACAAATTATTTTTATTCCTTGTGAATCTAAGTGAAAAGTTCCTATTTGTCCAAATTCTTGTTTTATATTTTTAATAACATTACTTTTATTTTTTTCGTTTATATCTACAGTATTACAATTTGGATGAATAGGTAAGCTTTGTTTTAGTCCTGGTCTGTTGTATACAAACTCTCTGATTGGCACATACAGTGTTATTAAGTAATTATTTTTTTTAACAGGGTCTTGTAGTATTGAATAATTTTTATAGTGCAAAAAATATCTATTTTTACCACTCAGTACTTCTTGATTACCTTCATCTTTTACCACTTGTACTTCCTTTTTTTAAGCTTGGAATATTTTCTTTTAATATCATTACCCATTTTGCTAGGGTCTCCAGACCATTCTAAATCTCCGGATGTTTCAAATAATACATTTTTTGATATTTGTCTAAAACAGGTAAAAGAGCACACAGGACAAATAATTTCTGGCTCTTCAGTAATTTTGTGTTGTATCTCGTATAGTTTCTCACACTTCAAACACTTGTAATCGTATCTAGGCATTTTTGTTAATTATCCTATTCTTTTTTCTTTTTTTTCTTTTAGAAGTTTTGTGACAATCTTTACAAAATAATTTAAATCCATCTGGTGAATTAGGATTTTTAGCAAACTCTGAAGATTTTTTATCTTGTTTGCAAGACAAACAGATTTTCATTTTCTCATCACCTAACTGCTCTTTTTTTTGTTTTAGTATGTCTATACATTCAATACAAAATCTTGTTAGACCGTCTAAATATCTTTGGTTTTTTTTATATTCTTCTACAGGTTTCCATTCACGACAATATTTACATTCTTTTTCAATGGGGTCTTTTAAACTTTTAGCAGCTAATTTTTGTGCTTCTAAAACACGCTCGGCTAAACCTTCTTCTTCCTCTATCCAAGTTTTAAATCTTTCCAGACCTATAGGTTGTTCTTCATAAGTTCTTGGTGTAGTTAAACCACCACGACCAGTTTTAATTATTTCTAGTATTGCCTCAGCAGTTTCTTGATTGTATGCACCGCGTTGAGGTACACCAGATTCTATTCTTAATTGACGAACTCTTTCATGTGTAACTCCCCATTCATCTGCCCACTCTTGGAGCATTTTGTTAGGGTCTGTTAAAAAGAGCTCCCTTGCCTCTTCCAAAGATGGAGCTTTTCTATGTACCATACTCTATTATACAAAGAATCTGCTTTTAAAAGGGTTTAATACAGCCATATCAGCTTGTGTTAGAACGGGAGTAAGACTTTGTATTACCACATCTCCGTAAGCAACATCATAGTCTCCTATTCTTTCAGTTATAGGAACATCAAATCTTGAACTAGAGGTATTGTCAGCTAAATGAGAGCCTACTTCTCCAGTATCTGCTTTTGCAGAAATTTGAAGTGCTGTCATAACCATTCTTGCTGAAGCTTTAGCAGAAGTAAATTTAATTTGTTCTGGAATGTCAGCTGATTGATATCCACCAACATAAGTAACTAAAATATTTTTGGGTTTTATGCCAGACCATCTAACTACTATTCTTCTTAATCTACCGTTATCGTAATGAACATAATCTTTTTCATTGCCTGTAACTAATGTGTTTCCATCTTCAGTAACAGATGTTATAGAAGCAATAGGAATATGACGAAGAAATAAATCTTGTTGTTCATTACCGTCAAAAGTTTCTGTGTATGTAGCTTGTTCTATATCATGACCTAAATAACGCTTAATAGCAGCATCAACATAAGGTATGAAAGTATTTGTTACTGAGGATTCAACAGTTGAGTTTAAATCAATTTGAAGAAATTGCTCTACATCACTAGCGCTACAAAGAGCCATTTAGGACTCCTTACTTGTCTTCTGTATCTTCTGGTTTGACAGCTTTGGTTTCTGGTGCTTTTTTGGCAGATTTTTTCTTAGGAGCTGATTCTTTTTTCTTCTCCACTTTACCCCAGCCTTGCTCATTGAGCCATGCTGTCGGATATTCTTTACCTGCTTTAGCAATAAGAGAAGCTCCGGATTTAGGAAGTTCTGATAAAGGACCTTCCCAAATGGAACCATCTTTCATTTTCCAAATGCTTTTCTGTGGTTTTGTATATTCTGACATAATTTAATCATTTTACTACATAAAAACAAAAGAGCGGGTTTAACCCGCTCTTAAGTATAAATCTAGCTAACTTTAGAAGTTAGTGATTTTGTGGAAAGCTGCTTCTCTGTAAACAGGGAAACCGACTCTCATGGTAGCTCTGATAGCTAATTGATTCTTTGTAAAGAAATCGCTATGTGAGTCAGATACGGCTATTTCCATACCTTGTCTCATAACAACATTAGCTGCTTCGCCACCACCGAATTTACCAACAAGAACTGTTCCTGCGGCAATTGCGGTTGTAGGAACGACTTTAAGTCCCCAGATTTGTGCTGAAGGACCTGCGCCCATACCACCAGCTGCTACAAAAAGTGGTGAACTTTCTGCATAACCAGCACTAGAGGTACCTGCAAAGTCTGCTCCGACTGATGTTACAACATCATTCCAGTCATTAGGATGCATAATAATTGCATCTGGTTCTGTGAATGCGTTGACACGAATGTCGGTAATTGCTCCGTAGATAGCGCCAATTTTTCCTAAAGTTCCTGCATAGGAGCTATAGTCTGTGCTACCGACTGATGATTTACCAGCGTCCAAGATTCCTTCTAAGTTAGGAGCAGTTCCATCTCCACTAAGGAGTTGGTTGTCCATACGAAGTCTAATCATTGTTTGTAGTCTAGAATTCAAGTAACCTTGAATACCAGATTCATCTGCTAATAATTCATCTGTAACTGGGATAAAAATACCCATTTTACGGATTGCTTCTGTTTGCTCTGTGAACGCTAATGCTGCTTCACCGACTGCTGCACCTTCAGCAGCTTCAGCTGCATTGTTTGTGAAGGTTGTTTCCTCAAGGTATGAGAAAGCATTTTGGTCTGTGTTTATTACATCAAATAATGATATAACAGCATTTGGGTCTCTAAGAGCTGTCTCCAAGATACCTGGTTGTCTTAAGACTTCCGGTGGATATCCTGTAGTTGTTAGTGATGTTTTTGTCTCAACTTTTGAGTCAACACCCTTGACACCATTAGACATATAATTTTTATATGCGTCTGTGTCTACAAATTGCTCGCCAACAGATTTAACTTCTGCTGATACGCCAGGTTGTGGCATTTCAGATACTGGCTTTGAATCTTCTGAAAGAGCTTTTTCATTGGAAGCTTTTTTCTTCTCAATTGAAAGGTCTTCTACGAGTTCAGCAAGTTCGTCATTTCTTGACTTAATTTCCTCTTTTTGTTCAGAGGTGTACTTGCCGTCTTCGTTATTTTCAAAGACAGATTTAAGTTCTGTTCTTTTAGCAGCAACTTGGTCCATGAGTTCGTTAATTTTACTCATTTTTAGATTCCTATCTATATTGCTTATACTTCTTCTATTTCTTCGACTAAGGATTCAGCGATAATCTGCTGAGCCCTCACCCACTCTGCGTCAAATTCTTCGTCAGAGGAATCAGTGTTATCTTCTGGAGTTTCTTCTTCAGCAGCTTCATCTTCCGGTTCTTCTTCAGCAGATTCATCTACTGGAGCTTCTTCCTCAGTAACTTCTTCGACTTCTGTTTCAACATCAATAGTATCAGTTGAAGCCTCAGCTACCTCTTCTGTTTCAGCTGGCTCATCTTCCACAAGTTCTTCTTCTACTTCTAACTCTAAAGCACCCTCAGTTCCGATAGTTCCGATGAACTCATCTACTTCGGTCCAAGCATCTTGCAAGTCGTCTGCGACTGCACGAAGTGCTTCAGTGGCTTTAACGCCTAATTTCCTACCATCTTCGCCGCGGAGCAAGGCTATTGCTTTTGCTCTTGCGACTAAGTCATCCAATGCGGCAAGCACATCTTTGACTTCATCAGAGAAAGGTTTGCTTCCTTCTGAAATCTCTAAATCTTCTTCACTTTTCATTTCTTTTTTATCCTCTTCCATCTTCATACAAGAACCACCTTCGTGATACTTACATGATTTTTTTTCTTGTTCGTCATCTCCATAACCTTTAGAACCACAGTTGCAATCACAGCTAGAAGAAACTTCAACCTCTTCTTCGCCGTTTTTTTCGCTTGTGATTTCTTTAAGTAATTCTGTGTTTGACTTTATAGCAAGAGTATATGTATCTTGATTAGCTCCAACTAGAACAGGAGAAACTTCGTAAACTGTAAGGTCTTTAAGATATCTAGCGTTTGTTTCGCCATCTTGTGTTTTTGCTTTAGCAAACTCAGAATCGTTTACTTTGTAGCCAAAAGACCATTGTTGCATATCGCCCATGTTTTTTACAAGATTATAAGCTTCTTTGCCAGACTCTGTGTCCATAAAGAACTCACCTTTAAACACTGCTTTATCATCATCTTGTGCGATTGTACCTTTTCCAATAGGCATGTCCCATTTGTGAGACCAAACCATAGGTACTTGATTATTTTTAAAACCAGATTTGACAGCTCCCGGTACAACAACATCTCCATCGCTGTCAAGGGAGTTGAACAAACTGAAAACTGCTTCGACTTGACCAGAGTTATCTTTTAACTCTATGTCTATATTT